TATATGTTTGATGAAAGAATTTTATCATAGCGGTGGAATTAATACAAGGATATTTACAAGGGCTATAAAAGGAGAAGGAGGTGTGAGAGCCATGACAATCCCAACAATGATGACCATCCAGGAGACAAGCAATGCAACCGGTATCAGCTACGACCGGATTCGGAAGATGTGCTTGCAGAATAAGATTGTGTACTGCAAGTCTGGTAAAAAGTACTATATCAACATGGAGAAGTTCGTAGAATATCTGAACAAAGGAGATGGACAAGATGAAGCAGATAATCCTATACCTTAAAGCAACAGTCCTATCCGGCGCCGCAGCATTATTGTTGATGGTATCGCTGCTGTATGCCGGCGTGGAGGTGCTAGACGTATTTTTTTGGATGCTGCTTACGTACTTTGGGCTGTATTTTGGGGCGCTAGCAGTAATCGAGGAAAGGAGAGAACGTGACCATTAAAGAGAAAATCGCAGTAATCATGGAGTCCATCAATACCAGGGTATATGCGATACAGCCGGAAGAGGAAGACGGTTGGCAGGTGGCTATCTATCACGCACTGTGTGATATCGAAGAAAAAAGCCCTGAGAGCGGCAACTCTCAGAGCCAGTAACAAAGAAAATAAATCATGCCCTTATTATAAGAGAAATTTGGAGGGATTGCAATGGAAGAAGCAAGGAAAAAAGAATTACTAACTTGGATGGACACGCAAATTGCCATCCGTGTGCAGATGAAGAAAGAGAGATGTTGCGGTGATACCGTGGTAGCTTGCTGTGAATCGATGTTAAATGGTGTGCAAATCTACACCGGGATACAGGAACTTTCGCGAGCGGCAGGAGGGGAATTGAAATATATTTCAACGGAATATTTAACTGAATTTCATTTTATTTATAAAGAAACAAGATTTTTTCAACTTATTTATGAAAAAGTCAGTTTTACAGAGATGTTGAAGGAGGGACAAACGAATGAACAATAAAGCGTGTGAAATCAAGGCAGGGGATACCCTTTGTATTGAATACGGGGCACCAGACAACTTCGTGAATTTTAAAGTCAGAGCGGTATTTTCTACGGATAGCAAAACTATGGTTCTGACAGATTCGAAAGTTGGAAGCGAGACCTTTGTTTTAGATCCGGAAACGGAAGTGATCATGATACCAAATGTCTGATGCATACACCATAATCGACACAAAGAATCATGATGCCTGGCTGAAAGCCCGCACCTATGGAATCGGTGGATCCGATGCCGCAGCTGTCCTGGGACTGACCCCATACAAGACCAACTCAGAACTATATGAGGAAAAGACAGGGCAGTGGACTCCGGAAGATATTTCGGACAAGCCTTATGTCAAGTATGGTACGATGGCCGAACCATTGATCCGGAAGCTTTTCGCTCTGGATTATCCGGAATACAAGGTTAATTATCATGAAAACAGAATTTTGAGAAGTAACAAATATCCTTTTATGCAGGCTTCACTGGATGGAGAACTTACCGATCAGGACGGCCGCCGGGGTATTTTAGAGATTAAGACCAGCAACATCATGAATGGCAGAATGTTTGATCAGTGGAAGGACAGGATACCGGATAACTACTACATACAGGTACTACATTATTTACTGGTTACCGGCTATCAATTTGTAGTGCTGCGAGCTCATCTGAAAACAGACTGGGGCGGTGCGGATCGGCAGACATCGGTCCGGCATTACTTTATCGAACGTTCAGAGATTACTGATGATCTGGACATGCTCCTGGAAGCGGAGCAGAGATTTTGGAACTGTGTGGAGAGCGGCAGGAAACCGCCGCTGATATTGCCGGAAATTTAGGAGGATTATATGGAACTGAGAATTATGAGTCCACAGGAAAACGAATTTGTGAAAGAAATTCAGTGGAACAATGAGGAACTGAAGCAGGAAATTACTGCAACAATGCAGGAATACAAAAGCCTTGCTTTCACAGAAGACAATATTAAGGATGCGAAAGCAGACAGGGCAAAGTTGAATAAACTGAGAACAGCCTTTGAGAACGAGCGCAAACAGATCAAGAAGCAGTGCATGGAGCCATATACCAAGTTTGAAAAACAGGTAAAAGAAATTGTCGCACTGATAGATGAACCCATTGCTCTAATTGATTCACAGATCAAGGAAGTTGACGACCAGAAGAAATCTCAAAAGCAGAAAGATATTGAAGAGTTGTTTGGATCCCTTGGTTTTCAGAACTTTGTAACTCTAGATAAAATATTTGATCCGAAATGGTTAAATGCTTCGGTGACGATGTCAAAGATTGAAGAACAGATGAAGACCCAGATGTTCCAGATCGGACATGAGCTTGAAACAATCCGGAAGCTTCCAGAATTTGCTTTTGAAGCAAAGGCGCTATATAAGAAAACACTGGATATGAATCAGGCAATCCAGGAAGGTCAGAGACTGGCGGAGATACAGAAACGTAAACTTGCCTATGAGGCTGAGCAGAAGGCCATAGAGGAAGAGCAGAAGGCCATAGGAGAATCACAGAAACGTCAGAAAGCTGCAGAGTTGAAAGCTCAGGAGACAGTTCCTGAGCCACTAAATACAGAAGAAAAGCCCGCAGTTAAAACACAGAAAAATCAGAAGACAGATCCAATCATGAGCATTGATTACAGAGCATGGGGCACAAGAGAGCAGCTGATGGGGATCCGTCAGTACATGATTGACAACAACATCAAATTTGGGAAGGTGGAATAAGACATGGCAGTACAGAACAGTTTAGCAAAGAAACAGCAAAAGACAGGAATGGCAACATACCTAACACAGGATGCAGTCAAGAAACAGATAAATAGCATCGTAGGTGGGAAAGATGGAGCACGCTTTATCTCCAGTATTGTATCAGCAGTGCAGACGACACCGGCGTTGCAGGAGTGTACAAATCCCAGTATCTTATCGGCGGCGCTTCTAGGAGAGGCATTAAATCTTTCTCCTTCCCCACAGCTGGGGCAATACTACATGGTGCCATACAATAACCGCAAAACCGGTCATAAGGAAGCACAGTTTCAACTTGGATATAAAGGGTATTTGCAATTGGCCGAGAGATCCGGATACTACAAGAAGCTGAATGTTATAGAAATTAAAGATGGAGAGCTGATCCGGTATGATCCATTGGAAGAGGAGATTGAAGTCGATCTCATTGAGGACGATGTGGTTCGGGAAGAAACGCCAACTATCGGATATTATGCGATGTTCGAGTATGCGAATGGGTTTCGAAAGACGATGTACTGGTCAAAGAAAAAGATGCTGGCACATGCGGACCGCTACAGCCAGGCATTCCACCTAAACGCCGTAGAGAACAGTAATCCAAAGCGCAGCAGGGTTTCCTTTGAAGATTTCGAGAACGGGAATTTTCCAAAAAGCGATGAATGGAAGTATTCATCGTTCTGGTACCAGGACTTTGATGGAATGGCAAAGAAGACAATGCTAAGGCAATTGATCAGCAAATGGGGCATCATGAGTATTGACCTCCAGAACGCATTTGAAAAGGATATGGCAGTGATCAAAGATGATGGACAACCTGATTACGTTGATAACGAACCACAGGAGGATGATGTGGTAGAAGATCAGGAGTACAAAGAATCAGAGACACAGGAAGCACAGAAACAGCCCGAACAGGCTCCGCAGGAAAAAGATCAGGGACAGCAGATGAGTATGGAAGACGCATTCTTTAATTGATTCAGACTCGTAAGCGATCTATTTAGATCATTTATATATCATGGAAAATAAGCATATGCCTGCTGGATCACGAGTGCCGGCAGGCGGAAAGGACAAGACTATGGGAAGCATTATATTTAAAGTTCCTGGTAAGCCTCAGGGTAAGGCCAGAGCAAGGACAGGATACAATCCAAAAGTTGGTAAAGTTACCTCGTATACACCTGGAAAGACAGTTCTATATGAGAATTACATAAAGACCTGCTATATGCAGACCACGGATGTAATGTTTGATCAGGAGGAACCTCTTTCCGTATATATCAATGCATGCTTTGAGCCTACCAAGAGTACATCAAAAAAGCAGCGTAAAAGAATGTTGAATGGAGAGGTCCTTCCTACGAAGAAACCGGATGTTGATAATATTGTAAAAGCGGTGCTGGATGCACTGAATGGATTGGCCTATAAAGATGATACTCAGGTTGTAAACGTTGCAGCAAATAAAACTTATGGAGAAAGGGCCTTCACAGAAGTAGCGATTGTAAGTATAGAGAAGTAGGTGATTGTATGGCAAGACCCCGGCAAAAGGGTAACCAGTACTTTTCTTTAGATGTGGACTTTTTCTCAGATAAAAAGATCAAAATATTAAAAGCACGGTATGGTGCAGATGGAATTACTCTTTATATGTACCTGCTGTGTGAGATTTACAAAAGTGGATATTATTTAGAAATAGATCAGGATTATACGTTCATTATTTCAGATGATCTGAATATGAACTGCGATAAGGTGAAGCAGGTTTTGACATTCTTATTGGAACGGTCGATGTTTGATAAACAGCTTTTTCAGTCGGACGCTGTCTTAACCTCAGCCGGAATACAGAGACGGTATCAGCTCATGGTTAAAAGCAGAGCAATGAAAAATCCCGTCAAAATTGAAAGGTACTGGCTTCTTTCAAAAGAAGAAACGGAAACCTTTATTAAAGTGAACTCTTCTTTAAATAATTCCATGAATAATGAAAGTTATTCCAAGAATAACGATTCAAATTCCGAGAATAATGCCACAAAGGAAAGTAAAGGAAAAGAAAGGAAAGGAAAAGAAAAGAAACATATAGAGACGGCTCCGCCGGCTGACTTATTTAATAATCAGTCTCTCGAAAATGCTTTTCAGCTGTTTATCACTTGTAGGAAGCAGAATGGTCAAAAGTTATCAGTAGAACAAATTCGGTTGTTAAGACAAGAATTATCATCTATGGGAACTGATGACCAGGAACGAATAGAAATAGCAAACAAAGCTACTGTAAGCGGATGGAAAAGCTTTTATCCTTTAAAAAAGTCATCCGGAAAGAACCAGCCATCAAAAAAGAATAAATTCAATAACTTTCATCAACGAGACTATGACTATGAAAAACTTGAATCTCAGTTATTGAACAAATAGGGGATATGCACATGAAGAAAGATAAAAAGAAGAAATTGGAGGAGACACTGATCCAGGACTATCAGAGGTGGAACGATTTATATGAGGTTGGAGGCTCTGATCCGTATTACGAGGATGGCAGAAATTTAAACCTGATCCGTAATCAGATCATGGCTGATAAAGCGCAGCTAAAGAAGCTGCAGTATTTTCCGGAAGTTTATCACTGGGAGCTTCCACCGGAGATGTCAGACACATTTATGGTCAGAGGTAAGGAGATTCGAAAGAATGCAAAAAAGAATCTGGAGATCTATGAGAGCGATGAGAATTATCATTATCTGCAGGCACACAAGAAAGATCTGACAGTACAGCAGAAGCAGGAGTCTCGAATAACAGCTGTTACGGGATCCGTAGACGCACTGATTATCTTTATCATTGCAGATGATTTGGTCGGTATGAGGCGATATGAAACGATGAATTTACAAGAGGAGTTTGCAGAATGCAGGAAGGAAGTAGAGAAACTGATGACAGAAGAAAAGCCGGAAGAACCTGAGAAACTAGGTCAGCTTAGTATTTTTGATTTTATTTAGGAGGAATAGAGTATGGAAGGTTTACAGATATTTACAAGTCCAGAATTTGGACAGATCAAGGCAATTGAGGTTGATGGGCGTCCCTATTTTTTAGGGAAAGAGGTAGCAGATGCCCTCGGATACCAAAACGGTAGTCGAGATATCAATAGACATGTTGACAACGAAGATAGGCTGACTCGGTGTTTTAACGACTCAGGTCAAGGCAGATACATGACGATAATTAATGAGTCTGGTCTCTACAGCCTGATTCTTTCCAGCAAACTGGATTCTGCAAAGAGGTTTAAGCATTGGGTAACAGCTGACATACTCCCTACGATTCGAAAGCATGGGATGTATGCAACGGACGATCTGCTGAATGATCCTGACTTAGCGATCAAGGCATTTACAGCCTTGAAAGAGGAACGAGAGCGCAACAGGCGATTGATGGCTGATAATGGTCGGATGAAGCCAAAGGAGATCTTTGCAGATGCGGTTTCTACCTCGGATGATGTTATTCTGATCGGAGCCCTGGCGAAAATTATCAAGCAAAATGGTGTTGATATTGGTCAGAAAAGATTATTTGAATGGATGAGGGGTTCCGGTTACCTTATGAAGTCAGGGAGAGACCGTAATCTTCCTACTCAAAAAGCTATGGATTTAGGGCTATATCAGATAAAAGAACGGACAATCAACAATCCAGATGGATCTGTCAGGATTACAAAGACAGTTCTGGTTACTGGGAAAGGGCAGCAGTACTTTATTAATAAGTTTTTACGGAGGAGAAATCACTATGAAATGGATATCGGTTGATGAGCAAGTCCCAAACAATGGAGAAAGGGTACTTGCAAAGATCAGGCATCATGCATGGGTGTCAGATTATAATTCGAATTTTCCAGATAGCCAGAAGAAATTCCATGGAGAGACTGTAGAGATCTGTGAGGTTGTGTTTCTGGATGGGGAATGGACCTACAGAGATAGTGAATGCGAGTACGAGGTAGTAAGTTGTACATGGAATGGTGTTGAAGTCCTGCCAGAACCAAGAGATGAAATAATTGCATGGGCGCCTATGTGGCGTGTAGCGTATAAGGGGGATGAGCAGATGACGAGTCTGGATGTGCGGACACAAATGACGATAGTAAAAGACCTATGCAGCCGCTGACGTTTTATCCTAACTATGTTTTCTTTCGAGATTGCAAGAGAGGTGGGTATGAAAGCTTTACATACGGGGAGTTATTGGGAATATTATCAGGGACATCAGGAGGAATTTGAGGTGAACAAAAATCAGTTGATGCAGTATAAGGCCCTTATAAAGGAACAGCCAAAGCTGGAGAAAGATCTTGAAAAGCTGTATGATCGACTGGATCAGGTACCAGTGGTATCTGGTAAGATTACAAAATCCAGTGATGACTTTCCATACATTGAGGAGCATATGACAGTAGAGATGCAGGACCCGAAGATATCCGATGAGATCAAGAAGCAGATCAGGATCAAGAAGAAGAGACTGAACAGTGTAGAAGCGGAGAGGACTGCTATAGAACAATTTATTGGAGGCATTCCGGACAGCGTGGATCGTCAGATATTCGAGATGAGTTTTTTGGACGGAAAGAAGCAATGTGAGGTGGCGGATGCGATTGGATACAGTAAGGGTAGAATTTCGCAGAAAATAGCCTGCTATCTCAAAGATTAAACTTATTAAACTTTTAGTATGTTATAATTAGAATGGATTTAGTGGAATTGATTCCTTTTCCATATATACAAAACTCCTTCATAAAATTGAACATCTTCCCGGTTCTGAGACGGCCGGGAAGATATATCAGGAAATAGCTCATTGGTAGTAGCGCGGAGAAGGTACCGATAACATGACTCCGAGGCAATAGGTTCGATTCCTATTTTCCTGACTCTCCGCTTATGCGGAGGTACCTCCCCATTTTTAGCGTCTGGCAGACATTACGCGCTGCCGGGTGCTTTTTAATGTTCTTTGTATACATTCTACATTATGTGGAATATTGGAAGAATATGGTTTATAATCAAAGGAAAGCTGAATTGTTGGGAGAAGATTCGGATGTCAAAAAAAACTGTAGAATTTATGAGACTTGAATTAATAGATAGTGACGGAAATAGAATTGGTCATGATAAATTAGAAAATATTTGGCATAATATATTTAATAAATATTGTGTGGACAATGGTTCTTACAGATCATTAGATCTTTCTCCCCAAATAGCGCCAGAGGATATCGAGCCAAAAAAGATTTTGGATTTATTTGAGCATGAAGAAGAACCATACTTCTTTGGACGAATATGCAAAAAGAAGTCTAAAAATGCAATGCTAAGACGGGATTATGAAACGCTAAAGGCAACGGAGGTTTTTAATAACAAGGATTCACTTAAGCAGGGTATAGAAGGGTTCACATTTTTTATTATTGATTTTGGAAAAGGTATTCTTACTATTGCGAATACAAAAGATGCACCAGGAGCATCTGTATTAAACAATATATTCGATAATTACAACCAAGAATATACTTTGAAATTTACAAATATACCGAACGAGGATGGCGTGAATGTGCTTTATGGTTCGCAAAATCCGACTGTATCAAAACTGAGATTTGAGATTCCAACTCCAAATGCAGAATTTCTATTAAAAGTTTTGCAATTAGAGGAACCTGTAATACTAGAGATGGCAAAGAATAAAGACCTTATTGCTGATATTGTTATCAAGGCAGCTCCGTATAAAAAATTGGAAACTGACCAAAGTGCCGTAAGACGTATAATTGATATATTAAAAAAGAAAAAAGATAATTACGGTAAAGCAGTGATAACAGGAAAATCAGAAGATTTTAGTACAACAGATTTTGATTTGCATGCAAGATATTTTTCGTACCCGATTGACGTAAAAAATTACAGGCAAAAAAATGGAAAAAAGATTGAACTGGATTTGGGAGAGATTACGGAACAATATAAAAATGGGCTTTTTGAGGCTTGCCATATTAATTATAAAATGATATTGGCAATAGCTGATAGGATGGATTAATGAAAAAATTTATTTATAAAAATAATTATTTGGATAAGGTAGTATTTGCTTGCATTTTCTCAATAATAATTTGCATTATAAAAGCTACTTTTGACTTTGAAATTTTAAAGATTCCGACTAAAGAAGTAAGGGGATACCATTCGGATATCCTTACAATAAATTCTATATTTAGCGGGTTCGCTTTAACAAATTTAGGCATTTTATTAAGCATATCGGATGATCAATTGGTAAAAAAATTAGAAGGAACAGATATTCTAACTAAACGAAATACTGTTATTGCGCATTCTATTATTTTTGGAGCAATTTCTATTTCTACGTCTTTACCATATGTTTTAAATTTTAATTTTGATTGGGCGAGAAGTTTATTTGGAAAAAGTATATGGTTTTACAGTAAATACTTTTTCTTTAATTTAGAGATACTCAGCTTGTGTTTTAGCATTTTGTATTTTATTCTATCAATTAGACAAATGATAAAATTATTATCTGTTGTATATGTTCCAAGACCTAAGTTATCCGATAATGATATAGATGAACTAAAACAAAAAATTAATAATAGAAAATAGTAATTAGGCATCCTCCGGGGTGCTTTTTCTATACATAAAATTGACCCAGATTGGAAGGTGAGGTGATGAGCAGTGGACATGAAAACTTAATACCATTTGATAAACGAAGCAAGAAGGAAGTGAGAGAACTTGCCAGAAAAGGCGGAAAAGCTTCGGGTAAGACAAGACGTGAGAAAGCCAATCTAAGAAAGAAAATGAATTGGATTCTAACTATTGAAGCAGATGCAGGAAACCTATCCGATATGCTGAAAGCAAATGGCGGTGAGAGTTCATATGAAGAGATTATAGCCATGGCAATGGTTAAAGAAGCTGGAATGGGCAATGTCCAGGCGTATAATGCTATTAAAGATACTATTGGGCAGAGCAATAAGGATGATCTTGATATAGCCGAACAGGAGAGCAAGATAGAACTGAATCGGGCGAAGAAAGAGACTATGACCGGTGAGAATGAAGAAGACGAGGCTCTTAGTAAACTGGATCAGATATTGAAAGAGGTGCATGACGATGCAGTTAAGCAGCAAACAAAATGAATATATTCTGGGCGCATCGCACCGCTGGAACATTAAATCTGGAGCCGTCAGGTCCGGTAAATCGTTTGTAGATACTGCCTACATGATTCCCTCACGGATCCGTGAAAGAGCCGGTGAACCTGGCCTGAATGTGATCCTTGGAGTATCCAGAGAGACGGTAGAACGAAATGTGCTGCAGCCTACGCGGGAGATCTACACGGATCGCCTGATCGGGACGATCAACAACCGAAACATTGCCAGAGTCTGTGGAGAAGATGTCTATTGCCTGGGTGCTGAAAAGGTCAGCCAGGTCGCAAAGATACAGGGATCCTCAATCAAGTATGCTTATGGTGATGAGGTCGCAAAGTGGAATCAGGAAGTATTCCAGATGTTGAAGTCAAGGCTAGATAAGCAGTACAGCTGTTTTGATGGATCATGTAACCCTGAGAACCCTACACACTGGCTGAAACAGTTTATTGATTCGGATGCTGATATCTATCTGCAGAAGTACCGGATTTTTGACAATCCTTTCCTGCCATCAGAATATGTCTATAACCTCTGCAAAGAATATGAGGATACCGTTTACTATGATCGACTGATAGAGGGCTTATGGAAGCGTGCAGAAGGTGCTATCTACCGGAAGTTCGCAGACAAGCCAGAATCATTCATACAAAAGGCAGACAAGGAACATATCACAAGGATAGAAATCGGAGTTGACTTCGGGGGCAATGGATCCGGACATTCTTTTGTGGCAACGGCAAAGTACAAGAGTGGCCGTGTACAGCCGGTGATGAGCGAGCGGCACATGAATGTTGATTATCAAGAAGGAATCGATGCAAACATATTATCAGACCTGATCATAGAGTTCATTGAGAAGGTAGTTAAGAAATATGGAAAACCGAAAGCCCTGTACTGGGATAATGCAGAAACAGTACTCGGTCAGAGCATCACGAAGGCTTGCAGAAAGCCATTTCCATTTATGGTAGTGCTGCCAGCATGGAAAGAACGAATCAAAGACAGAATCGACTATACAGTCCGACTCATGGGAGCCGGGCTCTTTTCAATCACAGAAGACTGTGAGACACTCTCACAGGCATTACAGGATGCAGTATGGGACACCAAAAGCAATGAGGATGTCCGGTTGGATGATGGCAGCACAGACATTGATTCACTAGATGCTTTCGAATATTCCATTGAACGAGATATGAACAATCTGGAATTGAATCCGGTGAAAGGAGGAATATAAAACATGTTTAAACTGGAAAACAATGAAGAACTGACAGACATAAAGCTGAATGAGTTTCTATCACAGCACACTGCAGAATGCACAAACCGATATTCAAAACTGGAAAAAGCATACAGAACAGACTATCCGATCTTTCACCAGAAGGAAAAGCCGGACTGGAAACCTGACAATCGGATCGCAGTAAACTTTGCGAAATACATTGTTGACACTATGAATGGATTCTTTATTGGGAATCCGATCAAAGTCACTGCGGATGAGGAGAACATCGGAAAGTATATCGAAATGCTGGACCAGTACAATGATCAGGACGACAACAACTCTGAGCTGGCCAAAATCTGCAAGATTTACGGTAAAGGATATGAGATGTACTATGTGGATGATCAGGCCAACATTGGCATTACATACCTGACTCCGATGGAAGCTTTCATGATCTATGATGATTCGATCCTCTGCCGGCCTCGGTATTTTGCGAGACTGTATAAGGATGCCGATGGCGTGCTACACGGAAGTATATCGGATGATACTCGAGTCAGATATTTTACACAGAAAGGTAAGCTTACCTGGGATCCGGAAGATAAGATACATGGATTTGACGGTGTTCCTGCCGTTGAGTACGTTGAAAACGAGGAGCACATGGGAATCTTTGAGCCGGTTCTCAACATGATCAATGCATATAACAAAGCGATCAGTGAGAAATCGAATGACGTGGACTACTTTGCTGATGCCTACCTGAAAGTACTCGGAGCGATTGTGGATGAGGAATCAATCAAGGATATCAGAGATAACAGGATCATTAATTTTCCGGGAGCATTGAAGGATATTCTTCCGGAAGTTGATTTTTTGCAGAAACCTGATGGAGATGCCACGCAGGAACATTTGATTGACCGTTTGGAGAAGTTGATCTTTCAGATCTCAATGGTGGCGAACATCTCTGATCAGAACTTTGGCCAGACAACCGGCATCGCATTAAAGTATAAGCTGCAGGCAATGAGCAATCTGGAAAAGACAGAAGAGCGAAAGTTCACCAGTGGTATGAACCGGAGATACAAATTGATCTTCAGCAATCCGGTATCAGGGATGAAGAAAGACGACTGGTTAAAACTCCATTATTATTTCACTCCGAACTTCCCGGCGAATGTACTTGAGGAATCTGAGATTGCACAGAATATAGACGGTATTGTCTCACAAGAGACTCAGTTATCAACACTATCAATCGTGGACAGTGCACAGAATGAGATTAAGAAGATTGATCAGGAGAAGGAGAAACAGCAGAGTAGTGTGGTGGATCAGCAGTTATTGGAGAGGTTGAACAATGGACAGCAAAACGTATTGGAGCCAGAGGGAAGCGAAACAGCTGCAGAAGAACATAACGGATGAGCTGAAATACAATAAAAAGATCCAGGAGATCTATGATTATATGCTGGACAATGTCCAGAAAGAGATCAATGGCTTTTATTCCCGTTATGCATCAAAAGAGGGAATATCCTTAAGCGAAGCAAAGAAACGTGTCACACAGCTGGATATCGAGGCCTATGAGCGTAAGGCAAAGAGGTATATCGCAGAGAAAACCGTTACTCCGGAAGCAAACGAAGAAATGCGTCTTTACAATGTAACCATGAAGATCAATCGTCTCGAAATGTTGAAAGCCAACATCGGACTTGAAACTGTCAGCGGATTTAATGACCTGCAGAAGTATTTTGATACCACTTTGACTGATCGGACCCTATCGGAGTTCAAACGTCAGGCCGGAATTCTCGGGAAAACAGTGCAGGATAATCAGAAACTGGCACGCTCGATCGTGAATGGATCGTTTCATAATGCAAGGTTCTCTGACCGGATCTGGATGTATCAGGCACAGTTGAAAGATGAGCTTGATAAGCAGTTACAGATTGGATTGATTCAAGGCAGGAATCCGAGACAGCTTGCTATTCATATTTCAAAGGCGTTTGGAGCAAGGCGATCAGATGCTGAGAGATTGATGCAGACTGAACTGGCCCGAGTGCAATCAGAGGCACAGAAACAATCATTTGAGAGAAATGAATACGACCAGTATGAATTTATCGCAGAACCGACCGCCTGCCCGATCTGCAGAGCAATGGATGGCAAGATATTCGCGGTTAAAGATATGATGCCAGGGGAGAATGCAAGCCCAATTCACCCAAATTGCCGCTGCAGTTCTGCTGCCCATATGGATCGGGAAGAGTTTGATAAATGGCTGAATCATCTGAATCAAGGTGGTACTACGAAAGATTGGGAAAAATTCAGAGAAAAAAGTGTTGCAAAATCTGGTGGGAATGCTAAGATGATATCAGGAGCAATAAGTGGAGCGAGGAACCCATATGGTAAAGCGGCGGATACACATGCTAAAAAATATTATGGGCTTGTCCGGAAGATGTCTACAGATGTTTCCAGAATTTCTGAAACTACAGGTTATTCAGAAGACGAAATTCAGGCAATTAAAAATTATTTATTTATAGATGAACATAACTTAGGGGATAATGGTTTTAGGCGGTTCGATCCAGATTATATGATCGGAGAATCATGGAGGCGGCTCATAGACGGGAAACCGGAGCCGCATGATTTAACCTTAATAAATCATGAGATAATGGAGAAAAGGCTAATATCTCAGGGAATATCTCAGGATGAGGCACATATACGGACCACTGCTAAATATAATTACGATAAGGAGGCATCTGAGTTTTATGGTAAGATTAAAAAATTTAGAAAAGAGTAATATTACTGTAGAGTGTGATATTATTCCGGAAGACAGCAAACAGCTTGGCCATATCGTAGTAAATTTGGATTCTGGGGAATTGGAAAACTATTCTTTACCCGAGGGATATGAGTGGTGTAGAAACCATGTACACCATGCACAAATGGCGTTATATGAACTGGCAAAGGAAAAGAATATGCCAGATGAAAAATTACTTATGTGGTATTAATAGCATCAGTCAGCGATGGCTGGTGCTATTTTTATATCTAATTTTAAGGAGATGATGATTTCTTGGTGGATAAAATAAACATTTGCGGTGTACAGTATAGCATTGAAGAACTAGACACGGTGGACAATGATCCGATGACTTTAGGGTTATGCGTATATACAGATGCCAAAATAATGATTAAAAAAGATCTCAGCAAAGACAGAAAAAACCAGACATTTATACATGAATTAACTCATGCTATAGCTTATGAAGCAGGGTTTGATGAACAAAATGAAGACGTTGTAAACAGATTTGGAAAGGTTTTATTTCAGGTACTAAGTGAAAACAGCTTAGCCTTATCAGACTAAGCTGCTCTCTGTGATTATTTTTCTTTTGAGACGCCTTTGAATTTGCCACCGGAAGTTTTAACATCCATAAACTTACCGGTTTTGGTATCTCTTTTTGTCCAAAGGCCGGTCTTGGAATTTAAAGACTGTGAGCGACCTTTAACAGCACCCTTACGGGCGTTGTTTTTTGGTGGGTTTTTAGCCACATTATCACCTCGCTTTCAGAAAAAGTATACTACTTTTGTAAATGATTTCAACAGAAAAGGAGGAGAAATATGGAAAAACAAGATTTAATCATTTGGATATCTGATGGACAAACAATGATGTTTGAAAATGTCAGTGAGTTTGAGTAGCATACTCTGGAAGGTGGATATATCAAATTTATATATGATGGGGTATCTACTGGAAAGACAAGAAGTGCGGTCTTCTTCTTAAAAGACATTATGGGATATGCATTGAGCAATGAAAAGGCGGTGATCCAATAATCTGCCACCGGATGGGCAACACTCCGGAGAATAGGAGAAATCATGATTACAGTAACCGCAACAGAAGATGAAATCAGTGTAACCGGCCATGCAAATACCGGTCCGCCTGGTCACGATATCGTATGCGCTAGTGTTTCAACCTTGATACAGACACTGGTTGTATCTATTGAAGACCTGACAGAGGATAAACCCGATTATATTATCGGGAAGGGAACATTTAATTTGAAAACGAAGAATTTATCAACAGAATCAAAATTGTTGGTAGATTCTTTTTTTGTTGGAATTTGCGGGGTGGCTGGTACTGATCAGACAGCTGTCCAAATTATATAAACCCTTGTCCGAAACTGACATTAAACTACAGTGAATGCTCTGGGCACGATTGTGAATGGAGCGGGCACGGAAAGGATACTATGAGAAACAAATTTTATTTAGCGATGAACGAAACAAAGAAACCATTTGATTTGCAACTGTTTGCAGACGGAGACGGTACTGGGGCCAACAATGGTAATGGAGACGGATCTAATGCAGGAGAAGGCAATGCAGAAGGTAATAAAGAGGGAAACAAGCCAGCAACCTTTGATGAGTTTCTAAAAGGTGACGGTAATCAGGCTGAATTTGATCGCCGCGTACAGAAGGCTATTGATACAGCAGTGACCAATGCACAAGATAAGTGGCAGGCGCTGACAGATGATAAGCTTTCTGAAGCTGAAAAGCTTGCAAAAATGACAAAAGAGGAGAAAGCTGAATACCGGGCAAGTAAGCTTGAAAAAGAGCTCGAAAGCATGAAACGGCAGAACGCTCTTACAGAGATGTCCAAAACAGCCAGAAAGATGCTCTCTGAAGAAGAGATCAACATTCCGGACGAATTATTGACTCATCTTGTTACAGCAGACGCAAGCGGAACAAAGACCGCAGTTGATTCTTTCGTTAAGCTATTTAAGTCTTCTGTTCAAGCGGCAGTAAAAGATGCACTCAGAGGAAATGCGCCGAAAGGTGGAACAGGTAGCAATAGAGCGGTTACCAAAGACCAGATACTTGCGATCAAGGACAGAGCTGAAAGACAGCATATGATCGCGGAACATATGGATTTATTCCAATAATTATATTATAAGGAGGCATGAGAACATGCATAATAAAAGAAAATTTGACTTACAGCTGTTTGCAGCATTGCAAGGTCAGACAGGAACAGCGCAGATTACGACCAATGCAAGAGAGATTGATTTCGTAACTTCTTTTTCAAAAAATCTTGAGGCGCTGACCGATATCATGGGGATCAGCAGATTTGTCAAAAAGGCAAATGGTACTGCCCTGAATACAAAGACAGCAACCGGAACTTTGGAAAGCGGTGCAGTGGCTGAGGGTGATGAAATTCCGTTATCTCAGTTTAAGGTGGAGGAAAAGCCCATTGATACCATTACGCTTGAAAAATACCGCAAAGGTGTGACTGCAGAGGCTATCGCAGAACATGGCTATGATGTAGCAGTTGCCATGACTGATGAAGAGTTCAAAACCGAGCTTCAGGATATTGTGCTGAATCGTTTTTACGATTTCATGAAGACCGGCACTCTGAAATCCACTGAGAGCACCTTCCAGATGGGAGTTGCAATGTCGATCGGCCGTGTAAAGGATAAGTTTAAAAAGATCCACAGAACCGCTACAGGCGTTGCAGTATGGGTTAATACTCTTGATCTATATAAGTATATCGGTGCGACCCCTATCACGATCCAGACCGCTTTTGGTATGGATTACGTAGAGAACTTCATGGGTGCTGATGTGATGTTTATCTCTTCCGAACTGGAGGAAGGGCAGATCATTGCAACACCAATTAATAACATGATCGGCTACTTTGTGGATCCGGGCGATTCCGAATTTGCGCAGGCAGGACTGGCATACACCACTGACCCTGAAACTGGCCTGATCGGGTTCCATACAGAGGGAAATTACAGCCGTGCGCTGTCAGAGTCCTACGCGCTTATGGGTCTGAGATTGTTTGCAGAGTATCAGGACGCAATTGCAGTGATTACTGTATCTGCCGGCACTGGTGGATCGGGGGAATAACGTCGCCTATAGTCGGACAGGCGATTCCCGGCTACGCGATACTGTCAGAATGACCGGCTAATTTAAGAAAGGAATAATAAGACATGGCAAAGACATGGGGAACATATGCAATTGGCGACAGCAAATCCAGAGCAGAAAATGTAGCCGCAGCAGATGCGGCCAATGCCCTGATAAAAAGAGAGGACGCCCAGAGGTGGGAAGATGGAACACAGGGGCCGCAAGGAAAAACAGGCCCCGCTGGGCCGCAGGGCCCTGCAGGAGAAAAGGGAGATCCCGGAGCAACGGGTCCAGCCGGACCGAAAGGAGAGGCGGGTGCTACTGGTCCAGCAGGTACTGCAGGCACCAAGGGCGCAACTGGGGCTGCCGGAGTCGGCGTAAAATCCATCGCGCTGACTGTTGATGCAGACGGCAAGGTAACCGGTGGCACCATGGCCAAAACGGATAATTCTACCGCCGCGGTTACGGTCACGACTGAAACCGAGTAAGGCAGGTGACCTAAATGGCAGCACTCGATGATGTAAAAATATTACTGGACATCACAGAGACTGATCAAGACAAGAAACTAGGTCTGATCATTAGTAACGCTGAGAAACAGATCCTTGCTTATCTTCCGGCCGACATTAAAGAAGTGCCAGAGGCCCTGCAGTATATTTCAACTGAACTTGCGATTGTACGGTTCAACCGAATTGGCAACGAGGGGATGTCCAGCTACAGCCAGGAAGGTGAAAGCATTACATACGGGGATGATATTGCC